ATTCCTCACGAGGAATACAAAAGTCAGCACGCCCCTCCAACGCCACCAGTAAACGAAGGACTTGAAATAGAAGATTCAAGTATGTCTGGGATACGCTTGCAAGGTACATTACCTAAATCTCTTCCAGGAATTAAACAAGCTGGAACTATGACGAATACTAGAGCTCAGGAAGTAGAACAATATGCTAGAGAAATGAGTGCCGCATTTGATATCACAAAAGCATATCAAGCTAGAAGTAAAGCAATAGCAAGAGCAAAGGATCGTATGCTAGATAAAGCTGCTAAATATCATGGTGCAGTGTAGACTGTACTTAAAGATGTTAATGTATGGCAGTATCAAGTATTGCACTAGCTTATAGACGATCTGCATTAATGACAGCAACGAAGGTTACTGTCAAACCTCCAAGTGAGGAAGTTCTAAAAGCGAGAGACAATTTCCAAGACTTCTGTAAAGCAATGGGGAAAGCCCCTGCAAAACATATGCTGGAGTGGCATACAGAGCTATGTACAGGTAATGACTCTGAGTGTCTCTTAGGAGTTGCCGGACCAAACACATCAATACTAGCCCCGCGAGGGTCTGCAAAAAGTACTGTCCTTGGTTTGTTTGCAGCATGGATGATTGGGCGACATGCAGCTGCTAAGCAGATGCTACGTATCCTATATATTGCTTATATGGTAGATATTAGTCGAGCCAAGTCAGCAACAATCAAAGGGATATTAACTAGCAAGATATACAGAGAGATTTTTCCAATGGTAAGGCTCTCCAAAATTAAACGTTCAGATGAATACTGGTCAATTGATTATGAATTTGCAGGAATTGATACAGCAGGTGAAGAAGCTTTCACAATTGCGTGTGGTGGTCTCAAAGGTGCAATCACCTCTAAACGATCACAGTTGGTGCTTATTGATGACCCTATCAAATCTGCCGCTTCAATCAACAACCCAGACATTCGCCGTGAGATGGAGCAAACGTGGTCTAACGTTATCGCACCAACGATGTTTCAAGGTGCACGGGCTATCTGTTTGGGAACCCGCTTTCACTTCAACGATATACACGCCACATTATTTCTGCCCAAAAATAATTGGAAACAGATAGTACAAAAAGCTGTTATCACTGATTCTGAAGGTCGGCAACGTTCTTATTGGCCAGAATTTTGGTCAATGAAATACTTAAATGAACGTAAACTAGAAGATCGAGTTGCTTTTGCATATCAATATTTAAATACAGCAGTCAAGTCAACTGATGTTGGAATCTCACCAGAACTAATTATTAAAGGTGAAATACCTGATGATTATGATTGCCTTGGTGTAGGAATAGATTTGAGTGCGGGATTACGTGAGAAAAACGATTGGACCGTAATGACACTCGGGGGAATTAAAGAGGGTAAGATCTATTTGATTGATCAGAAAAGAGCACGCACATTAGGTAATCTTGAAAAGATGGATGCATTGTGTGAGATGTTAGCCGATTGGAACATCCTGCTTGAAAATGATGAAGGTCAATATTTTCCAACAATGTCACCATGCATCATTTGGCCTGAAGCCGTTGCTTATCAAAACTCATTTGAAGGAGATTTTAAAAGAGTAATGCATCAGAATCGAGCTTTGCATAATCTAACTGTTTCACCAGTAAAAGGATTTAAAGGAGATAAGTTAGCAAGACTACGTGGTGTGCTTGGGTTGTATGAGCACAAAAAGGTTATATGGAATAAATGGCGTAAATGGAATGTACTAGAAGATGAGCTTTTAAATTTTGGTCATTCAACACATGATGATGCTGTAGATAGCATGGTTTTAACAATGGGCGGGTTGTTAAAAAGAGGACGTTTACAAATTGACTACAATAGTGACAGCTTTAATTTATAAATAGCAAGATGGCTCGTAAAGCAGGTACCAGAGTTGCTGAATTTAAAAAATATTTAGATTCTTTTGATCGAACAGCTGACGGAGCGGGTTCTGAAAAAGGAACAGATCGATTTAGTGGTAAAGATATTCGTACTGCATTTGACAATCGTGGAGATTTAAGTAAAGCAGAAGGAGCACAAATGGTCCTTGATTATGCATTAGATTCTGCTACAGAGGGATCTAAGATGGGAGGATCATCTCAAGCAGCTTTAGATAAATTACGTGGTTATGTGAAAGCCGGAGAATCTAAGCCAAAGCCAAATAAACCCAAACCAACTCCAGATCGAGATCCAAAACCTGAGCCAACTCCAGAACCCACACCTGCTCCACCTTCAAATACAATTACTGATTCAATTGTTGCTGATAATGCACTTGTTGCTGATAATATAAATTCAGGTTATGTCGCTCCAGGCAGTATCTCACAAAATCCGATAGGAAATAATAATTATTTATATGCGAACATCGATACTTCAAGTAGAGAGGATGAAGGTTCAGGTAATTACTATTCATCGAATTTAGATGATTTTGCATTTGATGCAGATGACTTTAAAAGGTCATATATGGCAAAACTCCGCGCTTAATAGGATTTATTATGAATAAAAGAACTAAAGAACAAAGAAAACAGCATAAGGAAGATCATTTTACAAAGCATGATCGAAAGCTTTGGGCAGACTATAAAGGTGATCAGAAGGGACGGGTTGCTGCCAGAAAGGCTGCTTATCAGACAGATAATAAAACAGCCGCTGACTTTAACTTTGATAAATTTGGTAAGGGTCATATAAGTGCAGGAGAAATGCGCCACTTGAAAAAACAAGGGCATTCAAAACAAAGCATTATGGATGCTGCTAACGCAAGTGGTTATGAACTTGGCAATCGTGTAAAGAACAGATTTGCTAAGTGGGAGGCTAAAGCAAATAAAAATAATAACCAGAGTAAAACTCCACCAGCTAATTCAACTCCTGATCCTCAGCCAGCTCTAGAGATTGAAGATACCAAGAAAGTTGAAGATGCTAAAGAAAGGGCACAGAAGTTTTCAGGAGATATTAAAGATTCACCAGGTGCTGCTGTTGGTACCGGGAACACTGCCAATACTCAAAAAGATATTGGCAATACAGAACAGGACATAGAGACTAGTTCAGGGAATATAACAAGCAATCCAATTGGAGACAATAATTATTCCAGTGCGAGAATAGATAGTTCTGTAAGAACCTATGGTGGGAGCAATCGTGTATTCAACTATCAAGGAGGTAGTGGTCAGAGTTCACTCTATGATTCTCCAGTATCAGCAGCAACAATGGGTGGATATTATGATGTTGATGATAGTCCGGCAGCACAAGCCAAATTTGTAGATTTACATACTGGTCTAAATAACGATTATCAAAAACGCTTTGCTGGACAGGCAATGGATGGTGCTATGGGAGCAATAACTATGAACAGACAATTACCCTCAAAAGATTATGAGGCACTTAAAGCGGCCAACCGTCAGGAAGCGGATGATCGTCGAACTATCTCAAATATAAATCTATTTGGAGATCAAGATTCTGCAAAAGGCTATCTACCAGATTATGAGTTTGGCGCAAGTCCTAAACCAATTGAAGATCCCTTTGAAAAATATGATGATGATGATGATGATGATGATTGAGACTTAGCTCAAGAATACAAGAGACATACTAAACTATACATAGGAACGCTAAAGCATAATGGACAATAGCAGTATTCAAGGCCAGTTTTCACAGATACTAACAGCTGCTAAACAACGTCGTGGTGATCTATCAGTAGATTCAATGATTGTGTCATCTCATCTTTCACAGATGAGGACATTTATATTGCGTCGTGGAATTGAATTTTATGCAGAACAAGATTCATTTGGTACACGTAAGGAATTTATCAGCAAGGTCGTAGAAGACAATATGCTGGAAATGAAAATGGAAAGCATTGTTGATTACTTTTTATGTGATGGCCAAGGATTATTTTATTTCAGACCAACAGGAGACAATTATCAATTACTATTTTTCCCAAAAGATAGTTACCGTGCATACCGGGGACAGAGCGGTGAATTAGAGTCAGTTGTATTAATCTACTCGTTCAATATTCAACGATCAAATGTACTCAATACATATCCATCTCAAAATGGAAATGGTGGTACCAAAAAATGGATTCAACTAAAAGTCTATAGAGACAAGATTGAACAGACAATATCAGATGAAAAGATTGAATTTGAAAATAACATGGGTGGTGGGTTAATGCCATTCAAAATGCCAGGGTCTACTGAAACACTAATAAATACTCTTGGTTATATACCTGCAGTTGAAGTGTTCAATCATATGGATTGTACAGGTGAATCCACAGGTAATGGAGAATTTGACTGGTTAGCAAATCAAATTCTTTATCATGATGAATTAGTAAGAAACATTCGAAAGAACCTAAAGTTTTTTGGTAACCCAACACTTGTATCTAGTCGTCCTAAGCACGACATTGTTGAAAGCGGTGACGAGAATACCTTCCGTCCCACTATTAGTTCTCAAGCAGGATTCGCTCCTATTGCAGGATTAGGTGGTAGTACTAGAAACAGTCAGCCATTCGGCACTAGTGGAATTGATGGACAGATCAGAGTACCAAGAGTTATTGCTAATTTAGAGCCAACTGATCGTGTTCAGTATATGACACCTGATTCAGTATCAGGTGATCAAAATCTATACGTAAAACAGTATCGATCTGAAATACGCTTGGCCCTTGGAGGTGTTGATGATATTGATATTACTACGGCACAAACTGCCTATGAGATTAAAACACTTTATGGCCGAGTAGCTGCAACAGCTGAGAAGAAAGCACGAGCTTTATTTACTTACGGCTTGTGTCGTCTATTTTCAATGATGATTTATACAGAAGAAGAACTATTTAAAAAATCGTTCGCTGCTGTCGAGGGCTTAACTGAACCTGCAATTCCATTGCCAGAAGACTTTAAAGATGTGAGTGAATTTGAAATTGCAAGTGCAGATTATCAGGAAGCAATAGCTATATTTTCGAAAACGAGAGACGAATTAATGCGTGTTAAACTAGATTCAGGAGAAATCCCTGCTGGAGTCACAGGATTAATCCCCGAT